GGTGCGTTATCCAATTGCTTGTGCTATCCGTGCGCTTAATTATAATGCATCCCGGCGCAACGCCAAGGTTATGGGAAATATTTTGCGATGTCCCATTCCCCGTATACGTCACCACATCAAAAAAGCGCGGGGCCTTGCGGAAGGTCCATGAGGCGTAGGTGTCTGTATTTTGATTTGTAGCTGCGTCACCAGCGTTTAACGAAAAACCATTTGAATTGTAAGCAGATAAATACGCTGTTCCTGTATAAGCCGCATTTGTTCCGTTTGTTCTTAAAAGACTAGATGTTCCTCTATCCGTATCAAATAGCGCATGAAGAACGGCCAAGCTTCTGCTTTTAATCCAAACCAGCCCACCCTCACCAGCCAGATCAATCCCGTTGGTGATCGTCTGCGTGGAGCCGTTGCCCGTGTAGAGAAAACACGAAAAGCAGTCTTCCACCGCGAGAAGCTCGGCAGCCGCAGTTGCCGCCATGAGTTTGCGTGACGCCCCGCTCATACCGTTACCTCCAACGCTTTCTCAACGGGCCAGCCGTAGCAGAATATGCGGGCGTGCAAAGTTTGTGGCTTCATGCCGATCTCATCTGCCCATTGAGTAAGAGTTTGTGATTTGCCACGATGTTCAAGGACACGGTTGCTGCGGCGATTGTTCGCCTGCGCTTTGCTTCCAGCCCAAACAACATTCTCAGGGCAGTAGTCTCCGTTGTTGTCTTTGCGCTCAAGCGACATGCCATTTGGCTTATCGCCCATGTCAGCGTAGAAGCCATCAAAGGTCTGCCACTTTTCGCAAACACTGATACCACGAGCGCCATAGCGATCATATGCGTGGCTGTTTTGGTCGTAGCAACGCTGCATCATGCTGCGGTAAATGGCATAAATCGGCGTTCTCGTCATGCCATGAGAAAAGTTAACTGAAGCAATAGCTTCACGCTTCAAGCATCCGCACGATTGTTTTTCGCCATTGCGGAGAAGGTGGCCTAACGCAAGGCAAGTCACGCCGCACTCGCACTCACATTCCCACATCAATTGGTTGTGCTTGTTCCTAGCAGCAACACGAAGCGCACGAAGCCTGCCAAACTGCTTGCCGGTTAGATCGATGAAATTGCTCACGATTGCACCTCAATCGCAAGCAGTTCCGCCGCAGCAGTCGCACTCAGCAGCTTATGCTTCAGCATCACGCATCCCCCACGCGAGCGCCGTAGACCTGATTGCCCACCTTAAAGAGCACCATGACCGTGTAGCCTGTCGAGTTCAGCGTAGGTGCCACACCGCCATTCGTCTTCCACACCACGCCAGAGCCGCCGAATGTCGCGTCAGTCCATGTCAGCGTGTAAGAAGAGCCGTCGTCCACCATCAGCGTGACAGCTTCACCATTGGCGAAGTTGGTTGCCTTGGGCGTGCGGGATGCGCCGAGTGTAATGAGTTGGATCGAGCCGTTGCCGGGGTCAATCTCGAAAGCCGCGCCGTCAGAGATGGTGTAGATGTCTTCGAGGATCGCGCCGATGATGGCCGGATCGGTCAACGTCTTGTTCGTCAGCGTCTCGGTGCCCGTGAGCGTAGCATATCCAGCCGCAGGCAGATAGGCAGCTACCCATGCCGAGCCGTTGTAGACCCGCATCTCGTTGGCCGTGGTGTTGAAATAGAGAGCGCCGGTCAGCAGTGCGTTGCCGTCATTGTCGAGCGTCGGGTTGCTACTCTTCGCGCCGAGATAGCGGTCGTCGAAACTGTCGAAGCTAGCGGCTGCGCTGCTGGCACTGCTGGCTGCGGATGATGCCGACGATGACGCATTGCTCTCGGATGTTGCAGCGTTCGAGGCGGAGGTTGCAGCATTCGATGCGGAGGTCGCCGCATTGCTGGCGCTCGTTGCCGCCGCAGAGGCGCTGGAAGCCGCGTTAGAGGCCGATGTCGCAGCAGCCGCAGCATCGACAATCAGAACCCACTTGGCGCTGTCTGTGTTCGTCGTGAGAGGCTGAACGCCGCTCGACGTGTGGGCCGTGATGCAGATGAAGATGTTGTTGGTCGATGTGTCCTTGACCAGATCGCGCTGATAGTAGGCCGTCGATGCAGCCCAGTTGCCGCGATAGGTGCCAAGCTCCTGCGCGATGCTGACGTTGCCCGAACTGTCGAAGGCAAACACCTTGTTAGCGCGGTCAGCCGCCGAGATCGTGAACTCCGACCCCGTGATCGTGTTCGTCTTAGACGCCTTGATCGTGCGGCCCAGCGTCTCCTCGTGCTGGTGAACCATGAAGGTCAGCTTGTCGAGCGCGTCTTCCACGGACGAAGCCGGGAACGGGTCGTTGGGAACGATGTCCAGTTCCTGCACAAGATCCAGTTCGCGGATGATGACCAGCGTCTCGCCGCTCGCAGGAGCTGTGAGCATGGTGACGTTGCCGCCGCCGGAGTTGCCAACCCCGCTCACCGTGTAGTGCGTCGTGATCGTCTTCGTCGTCTCGGTGCCGTTCGCGGCCCGGATGATGACTGTGAGATCGTCCTCGTCGAAGATCTTGAACGTGTAGGCGAACACGGTCGTGCTGCCGTTCCCGTTGTAGCTGACGCGGTTGGTTGCGGACGATACGGTCATAGCTCACCTCGCTTTGCGCGGCACATTAGCATAGTCTGCATAGTGTGTTGAGACATTATCTGAACCCGCCGCCGATGGACACGATGTCTGACGGGGGCAGCCAATACGTCTGGTCGTTCTCGCGTTGGATGCGCCGCTCCATTCTGCGCAGATAACCGGGGTTGGCCGTCTCTTGCAGTTGATACCAGAGCAGATAGTTGAACGCTTCTTGCGTGTAGAACAAGTTGGCAAACGGGGTGTTGGACTTGAGCAGCCGGATCACATCACCCGATACATCCTCATCCTCGCCAGTCGCAACATCTCGCGCGCGTTGAAGCAGCGTAACCAGATCGGATACGGTGCCAGCCATAGGGCCAGCGAGCGTTTCCAGAGGGCCACCGCCGAACCTATTCGCCTCACCGAACAGGTAATCGCCATAGATGCCAAGCCCACCGCCTTGCAGCATCGAGGCCATGAACAACTCTGCCGACGGCTCGCGCATGTCACGGCCCTTGGATAGTTCCTTGAGTTGCAGCACAAAGTAGCCGAGCACTGTAGTGCCGACGATGGACGTGATGAGTCCAGCATTTGCCCCAGCACCGCGCATAATCTGCTCTCTGAACGACTTAGCCCCGTAGCCATACACCTGCCGCCCGAGCGCCTTGCTCAGAGCCGTGACGCCAAACGACTTGAACTGGAAGACAGAGCGTAGAGCCTGACCCGCGAGAGTGTCCGCACGATAGCCACGCTTCATAATCGCCCGTTCACGCGCACCGGCAGTCGGAACCGCGAAATCAGCCTCGGATGTCAGCAGAGCAAACACGCTCTCCCGCACATTCACGTCCTCGATGCCGCCCGGAACCAAATAATCACGACCATCAGGCCCCTTCTGAGCATTCTTACGAGCGATGTCCCATGCCGCCGAGTCGATCCCGTAGATGCGCAAAACCCGCTGCAAGTCAGGGGCCAGAGCATCGAAAGCCTTGCCTGATTCTCTCCCAAGATCATTGGCGATGATGAGCGTAGCGCCGCGCTTGTTCGCATCAGACCACGGCCCGAGCAGGTTCAGCTTGAAGAATAGTTGTTGCAGTTTTGCCAGCTTGCCCGGTGCGTCATCAGCAGGGTTGAAGCGGGAATGGAAATCGCCAAGCACGCCCTCCAAGCCGACACCCATCCGATCCGCGAGTTCACGCATCTGCCCACGGTTGAGGCCACGGAACGGGGTCATCACGGCATCGCCCCACGCATCCAGCATGGAACGCCCCTGATACTGCCTGTTTGCTGCGTTGAAAGCTATGTCAGTGAGCGACGAAATCCACGCGCCACCCAATTTGGACATGGTTTGCACCACACGGAAGCCAGCCATCCAGCGAGCAAAAGGCGTATCAATGCCGAAATCAACCTCTCCACTTGCTTCGGCGAATGCGGCATCAAGAGTCACAGCGGACACAGACCGTTCCAGACGGGCCAGCTTCTTCGGATCTGTGCGGTGCTTTTCCTTGAGCTTGTTGACAACCCTGTCGAGCATCGCGCGCGGGTTGGTGCCGAAGTTCTGCATCATCGCTGTAGCCTGCGCAGAGCCACGCAAATCCTCAAGGAACGCCTCTCGTAGGGAAGCGCGCCCAAACTTCTGATCGTAGTCAAACCAGTCATCCGCACTCTTGAAGATGAACAGCGACGATCTGCTCCGTAGTTTGGCTAGGTTCTGCGGCCCGGTGAACTCGAACATGCCCTCGGAACGGTCTCCGTCTTTCCGCACACCGCTGATAATCGCATCATAGGCGCTCTCAAGGAAACCATCCACACGCTCCGGCGGGATGTCCATCTTGTCGTAGTCGAGCCTGCCCTTGATGTCTTGTTTCCACGCCTCGAAACCGACCTTCGTCATGCGCGCGGGGCTATGCACAGATTTCACAACACGCCCAGTCTTGAGCATGATGTTAGACCCGGCTGCGTTCTCACGCTGGAGTGCGGCGCGCTGGTACTTGAACATGACTTCGGCGATCTTCTTGGCGTCAGTGCTCGCGTCCACATTCGGATTACGAACAGGAGAGTTCAGATCCGACAGCGCGCGGGCAACCTCTCTCTCAAAATCGCCAGACATGGTGTTGAACCGAGACAGCATGTTAGCCGCTTTGAGATCAGCCACCATCCCGCCGAGATACTCACCGAGCAACCCGCCAGAGATGGCATCCACGGACCGCCGCGCGTTCTCGAACGGAGCATTGACGCCAACAAGCGCAGCCTCGATGCCGAGAGACGGATCGCCAACAGCCTGATCGGCGCGCTCTGCCTGCGTCAGAAGGTAGTTCTCTTTGATGATGTTGATGAGTTCATTGCGCTTCTTGATCTTTGCTGCTTGGTTGAGATCGCGCACGAACTTAGTGCCCTTCTCAAACAGAGCTTCCTCAAGCCCCTCAAGAGCACCAGCCGCAATCCGCGCGCGCTTCTCGCGCTGCAAGACCTCAAGTATCTCTTCAAGCTCGCCGTCATCCAGCCTGCCTGCGTTGATTTGGTCCAGTATCTTGAGGCAATCAGCCATCACGACCTCGCAGTGCAAATGGTGGCGGCAGTCATCACTTCGCCGTAAGCCTCGACACGCGCATCAAGCCTAGCAAGATCTGCGAGCACGGCCTCGTATTCTGGTGTCATCTCACCGGCAAACCGCATCTGGTCAATCGCAGCCATGCTGCGCTCAATGTAGCTGTCATAGTCCAACTCATCCCTGACCCTGCTCGCCGCCTCAGAAGCGCGGGTGTTCGCAAGCGGATCAAGGCTGGCCTTACGCGCCACATCCTGCACAGCCCTTGTCGTGAGCCGCCCTGTCTGCGTGTAAAGCCCTTCGATGGCCGTCTCCAGATCCGAGCCGTTCCGCGCCATGATGCTTGAGACGACAGCAACCTCGCCGTCGGTGATTTCCTCAAAGCCTAGTTCGCGCGCACCACGCTTGATGTCATCCCGCCTACGAACCTCGGCCTCAGCCGCATCTTTCGCAGCACTGTACTTGACCCATGCTTTGGAACGTCTAGCATTGCGCGCCGAAAACACGGGTTCACCGCCGAACTCCAGTGTCAACTTGTCAACAAGTTCGCTGATCTTCGTTGTCTTGATGAACCCGGCCTTCTGTGCCTGAACTGCCATCGTCTCAAGCGTGTCGCGCGCACCGGGGTTGTTGACGTTGGCTATCGCAGTGCGCTTACCGGGGGCCGGGACAAACGGTTCCGGGGCAAAACCGATCCCTGCGAGTTTCCCTTCTGATCCGGGCAGAGTGTCGGAAATACCGCCGCGAGAACGCACGAACTCGACCAGTGTCTGTGGCCGCTTCACCACTTTCGGCACCACGACAGATACATCTACGCCCTGATCGAGCACCATCTGGCGCACAGCCAACTCTGCCGTCTTCCGCCCATTCATCTGTTCATAGAACGCTGCCGCCCTAGATGCCTGCGCAGAGATGTCTTGCGGGGTTTTGGTCGCAGCGACAGGAGCGGCAACTTGCGGCGGTTGAGGACCAAGATCAGTGCGGAGAACCGTCTCAGGCTCAGTTAGCTTGCGAACCTCACCAGCATCCACGCCACGCCGAGTAATAACCCCCGCCGCCGCGCCAAGGCCTCCACCGAGAAGCGTGCCCGCGCCGACATTGAGCAGAGCATCACCCATCGTGTAATCGAGTTGCAACTGCCGCGAGAGGCCGTAGTACGCAGTCTCCGTAATCGCAGCGCCGACCGTGCCCTCTACAGCCCCGACAGCCGCGCGCCCCGTAATACGACCGAATCTCGCTGTCGCAGCCACACGGCCCGCCTGCCCGACAACAGGGATGAACGATGAGGCCAAGTCGATAGGATCAGTCGCAGCAACGACAACGCCGCCAAGAACAGCGACGCCAATGCCACTCAACCCACCCGGGCCAGACTCGATAATTGATTCTCTGACGATCTGTTCCTTCTTGTTCTCGTACAACAGGCGAGCAGCGAGTTCCGTAGTCGGGCGCTCAAACTCAAGGAACCCTGCATACTTCTTGTTGAGTTCCTCGACAGAAACCAGACGGCCATCGTCGATGGCTTCCTGTGTCATGGCTTGGAAGGCTACATTGTCCTGTCCAGCCATGCTGGCGAGTTCGTCACGGTATTCCTGCTTGCGGCGCTCATCTGTCGAGTTCATCAACAGGTCTTCAAGATAACGCTGTCTGAGTTTGCGCTCGCGCTGCGCCTCCTTGAACGACTGCATCTGTTCATTTGTGATCGCACCGACCTGCGCCTGACCGACCTCGACCGCCTCAAGGATCAGCCCACCAGTACCCGGCGTTTTGATCGTCTCAGCGAACGCGCGAGTTGCACTGACCGCCTGCCTAGCAAACGCATCAGCGCGGAGAGGTTCGTTGTCTGTTGCGAGCGGTCTTGGCCTCATGGCGCGATAACCTCGACCTGTTCCTCGACCGGGGCCAGCCTACTTGCCAACGCGCCAATCTCGGAGAACTTGACATCGTAGAAGCCGCCAGTTTTGAGGCGCACGGGAAGATACTGGCCGTTGAGATTGTAGTGCAAAACTACGCCATCGCCCTGCCCGTTGTTGAGCCATACACCGTTGTCAGACAGTGCCGCGAGAGATACGCCCATCTCGATTGACGAAGTGATATCTTCTGCGATTTCTTCCGATATTTCAGTCGCGGCTTCACCCGGCAGGAAGAAACTTGCCCCTGACAGCGGTTCGATACCAGCGGCGCGCAAAGAGTCCGGGTCGAGCAGTTGCTCGGTCAGGCTATCAACATCGTCAACATCAAACTGCTGCGGAACGATAAAGTTACCGTGGCTGTTTTGCACCACCCGGTCGTATTCTGGGAAGAAGTTCTCTACCGCGTATTCAGCAGCCTTGAGCGGGTCCATGCCGCGCCGCGCGACTTGTGACACAGCTATTTTCCGAGCGATTTCAACCTCTTCGTTGAGCATCTTAACGGCCTGTCCGTCGCCACCCTCAAGATAGGCTGACATGTAAGGGGCAAGCATTTCACGCACCTTAGCGTCCATGTCCCGAACAGACGTTTGCTCGACCTGATCCGATAGTTCCTTGAAGCTGGTGCTCGCCAGCGTTGCAACATTCTGCCTCAGTGCGGGATCTTGGATGTCCATCGCAATGACATACTCAAGAGGTAGCCCAGCTCTACGGAGTTGCTCCACAGCGTGGTTGCCACCCGGCCCCATGATCGCGCGGAAGTCCGTGAGCGACGTGACGGCCCGCATAGGATCTTCGCTGAGAAGCCGCCCGCTGACATCTGCAACCTCTGCATTGGTCAAGACCGGCACATAGTCCAAGTTGAACTGTGCGCGCAGGTTTTGCCCAGTAGCGATGCGCTGCTCGACATTGGTTGTGCCGTTGTTGATCGCATCCGGGGAAAGGTCGATGGTTGATTGCTTCGTGTAGCCAGACTCGAACGCCCAACCCATCGGGTCTTCTTTCAGCCCACGGTTCCTGTTGTCACGATATCTGGTGAGGAACTCTAGGGCCGTCTTCTGGCTTTCATTCTCCGGCTGGCCGATGCTCTGGATGACGCTATCTAGCTGGCTTTGATTGAGGGGGCGAACCTCTTTAGTCAAAGCCCTCAGTTCGACCAGTGAAGAGTAGGACTGCGAAAGAGATTGAGCCGCCTCTGGCGTGATAGTGCCACTCACAGACTCAATCGTTGCGCCAATTTGAGCGATCTGCTCGTCCGGCACATCACCGCCATCAGCGAGCAAATCAATGTTAGAAGAGATAGCCTTGCCAACATCGGTTGCAGCCTGACGCGATTGTACCGCGATTCTCTCCTGCTCTAGAGTCGGCCCGTCAAGAAACTCAGAGATGCCATTGATCTTGCTGAGAATGGCTACCCTGTCCTCTACGCTCAGTTTCTCCATTAGATTGTAGACGTAGAGACTGCGAGTATCAGTAACCTTGGACGGGTCTTTCTCGGCAACCGCTTCTTGCAGCTTGCTCGCCGCACTCAACGGCATGTCTTGCGTGTCGATCCAACTCATTGCAGCACGAGCAGTGCCCCGCCTTAGAAGCTCATACTCCTGCCGCGTCAGAGCATCAGGATTGCCAAGGCCAAGCTGCCCAAGCCGAGCTGAATCGACCCCGACCTGACCCAGCGCCAAGTTCAGCGTCGCAATGTCGGTTCCGTTGGCGATGTCGTTCTCGGCCTGCGTCAGTCTCTGCTCACGGGCTGCGGCAATCTGACGCTCCATCTTCGCATCAATGGCCCCGCGCAACGCAAACCGCTGCGTCAGTTCCATCTGGCCAAACCGCTCATTGAAGATGGCATTAGCCTTGCGGTCGCGCCCAAGCTCGGACTGGAGACGATTGCGCATGTCGCCGACAGACTGGTTCCAGAGCGGCTTGTCGCCGTCCAGAACATTGCCAACCATGTTGCGGCTTTCCATCTCGCGGGCGGTCGTGCGCAGTTCTTCCTCTGCGCGAAGCAGTGCGTTGTCGAGTTTCTCCTGTGTCGCCATCTCGTAGCGCATCCGAGCGAAATCGCCCATTTGCTTTAGAACTTCGCCAGCAACCGCGCCCTTGCTCAGAGCTTCATTGACGAATGGCTCCATGCTCATGCGAGCGCGGATCGGTTGGCCCGGTGCCTCGTTCGTCGGCGCAGCCTGTGTGCGATAGAGCGGGATTCTCATTATCTAACCCTCGGTGAACCGAACATGCCACTCTGATAGCCAAATTGTGCTGCCTGCCCGATGCTGGATATCAAGCTGGCCCTACCTTGTGACCGCAGAGAAGCAGCCGTAGCGCCCGCCTCCATCCTAGACATCTCGGCATCCAGCCTAGCCCCTTCTTGGGCATCCGTGATCTGTTGGTTCGTTATAGCGTTGTTGAACTTGTCAACCGACAACTCGTACTCGAACTGTCGCGCGTTCTCTCGCAGAACCTGCACGGGCGTGCCCTGCGCAATGTCGATGCCAGCGTAGCCAAACCCGGCTACGACTTCGCCCTGAACGGCCTTGAACTCTTTGCGCTTGAGCTTGTTGCTGATAGCGAGGTTCGAGTTAATGATCTGGCGCTGTTTCTCCAGCAGGCCGATATCACGCTCGATGAGTTTAGCGTTGAACTCGCCAACCTTCTGAGCCGCCTCTGCGGCTTTGTCAGCAGCATTTTTTTGCGCGACCCCACCAGCTACGCTAGTGCCGATCCCTATCATCGTCATTACTGTCAACGGATCGCACATCGCGTCACCTACAAGTCAAACGTGTTGAGGCGCGGATACAGCGCAAGCACGGTCAGCGGAAGCGGCTGAGTTTGGCGAACATAGATCCGATCATCATCTTCAAAGCCGCCGGGGAACTCCACCGTCTTATCGCCCGTATACAGCGGCACAGCCGTATCCATAGACATCGAGCTGTCACGGAAGTACACGCGATCCACGTCCGCACTCGCAGGCCCGACCTCCAAGCCAACCGTCTGATAAAGCCTGAGCGTGATCGCATGGATGCGCTTTGGTTTGCCTTGGCTCGTTCCATCACTCGACCCCGCCTCTAGACGCAGTGTTTCCATCTCGCTTGTGAAGCCATAACCGATAGCCGCCGTCGTCACGTTGAACGCCATAGAGACAGAGCCATTCGAGACAGTGCGATCAGGGTGCGACGCGCCATTCCCAAGGATGCTGACCTCCTCTCCCGGAATATGCCACAACCCGCTCAGAGTGCTCACCGATGAGCCGGAGTACAGCAAGCCGCTGTCCACAAAGTAAGCATCGGTCGTCTGATCGCCGAACTCAAAGTCGCCGAGTATCTCGATGTATCGCTTCGTCTGCCCGTCAATCGTGCGCTTCACGATCATGTACAACTCGTCTTCGCCGCTGTCAGTCGGCAACGTGGCGATGCTCTCGACAACGGATTGCCCACTACTGAACTCGCCCCCGATGACGTGCTTGTGCCATGCTACCACCTGCTCGTCGCGGCGATACGTCATGCCTAGAAGCGTGCCGTCTTCCCGGATGCACCAGACAATGCTGTCAGGCTCTTGCTGATAGACCAGCGTGGTAATCCCGCCCTCAGTGATGTGCTCGGCCAAGATCGTCATGTCCGGGGCCTGATAGCCCGCCACATCGACCTCGCCGACATAGCGGAACTCACGCACCTTCCTGTTCCCGCGCTGGAGAAATAGCGTCACATCGGCCACTTGGACGGGCTGCACAGTCGCAGTGCCATAGTTCGAGTATTTGCGGATCTGCGTCGTCGTTGGCGTCACAGGCCCATCGTTCGTAGTGGTCAGCACATACTCGCCGCCAGATGTCCCGATCATCAGAACGCGCGTCGCAGAGAGAAAGCGGATGGCGTTCACTTGGCTCGACGCAATCGTGTAGATCAGCGCGTCATCAGCCAGCGTTCCGACCGTGAAGTTGAGATAGTCCGCACTCTTCGAGAACCAGATCGTCTGCGGGTTGTTGTTGGTGCCTGCGAACACCAGCCGCTGCTCGAAGAACGTCACCACGCTCGGACGGTTGTTGCTGCCGCTCAGGCTCGGTGTCGGGCTTCCCGTGATGGTGGCTGTCGCCAGCGTCCAGGCATTGTGGTCAGTGCGCGAAAGCGTGCGGATGTCGTAGGTCGGATGCACCAGATACATCACGTCCGCACTCTGGGCGAAGTTCAGCGCGGGCAGGTTGGCCGTCGTGTAAGGCGTCGTGATCTCGTAGATCTTGTCAGCCGTGCCGCCGCTCGTGAACGTCGTGAAGTTGGTCGTGTCGATGGCATTGCCGAATAGATCGGTCAGTGTGAACGTGTTCGTCGTGACGTTGGCAACGCGGAAGTTGCGCCCGTTCAACTGGGTCATGCCGCCGACGCCGATGATGTAGATCTCGTCCCCATTGGCAAAGCCGTGGCTGTTGGACGTGATGACACCGGGGTTCGCCTTCGTGATCGCCGTGATCGTCTTCGGAGCGCCGGTCAGAACCTGCAAGCCGTTGCGATACACCCGCATGTATTCGTTGCCGAACTCTAGGATGTAGGTGTCGCTCGTCTTGAACTGGAACGGGATCAGCCGCGTGTAATTCGCACTCGACTTGACCTCGCCGAGAAACTCGGTGCCCGGACGACGCGCCACACCGCCATGAGGATGCACGACCATATTCGTCAGGTCAGCAAGCCCCTCACGGTATTTCTCAAGATTGACCCGCCCTTCAAGCCGGGGGCTGATCTCGCCTGCGGTGAAGGACGATAGTGCGGGTGCAGAGCGCGCCATCAGAACCTCGATTCGATGAAGTCGCTGGCCTCCAGCCTGACCGTCGCACCCTCCGTCGCGTCGATGAAGCGGGCCTCTTTCAGCTTCTCAGCGTAGAGCGATGCCGCGATCTGCACCACGCTCGTTGAGCCGGTGATAGCATAGGCAGCTTCCGTCGCCAGACGCGCAGCCAACACGCTAATCAGACCGGGGCTGTATTCATTCGGGTCGGTGATGAGCGCCACATATTTGAGCCTCACACGCGCGCTGTTCGTCAGAATCTTGCGCCCCTCGACAACGAACACGGGCAGGCCACCGTCGCCAATCATGTTGTCCCAAGGATAGGCCATCGAGCCGTTGTCGAACTCCAGCACGCGCAGGCAATACGGGTCCGTCGGCAGGGGATACTGGTAGCTATAGCCGAACAGCGGCGTGGACGTTTCCTGCGCCAACTCAGCGCGGCGGATCAGGCAGTTCCACGGGTGGTTCGAGAACACATCCTCGCGCACGCTCTCGAAGAGCTGGTTCATCACCCGCGCGGCCTTGGAGTTCTCGTCCAAGCTGACGATGTTAGACGCCCCGATGATGTTGAGCGCGTTGTTGACGATGCTCACAGTGCTGCGCGCCATCACTCACCTCCGGGTGGTGTGGGGGCGGGTTTCCCCGCCCCTCACAGATCAGTTCACAACGTACTCGATGATGAACGAAATGTCGCCAGCCACAGCCGTGCCAGCCGTCGCAACGGTGCACGAGACGTAGTAGAGACCCTTCGGATCAGCCGAGACGCCGCCATCCTGCCAGACGCGCTGGCCGGTCTTGTCGATGTTGCGCTGCTCGAACGCATAGTCGGTGAAGACGGTCGCCGCCTGACCGAGCGTGATCGAGGTCGCGTAGCAGTCCGCATCAACCGCAACACCAGCCGTGGTGTGCAGGCCAACGTGCCAAGTCAGCGAGGTCGTGCTGTCGAGGTCGTCAGATGCGAGACGGATCGCAGTGATGGACGCATTGGTCGGGATCGGGGCGAGCATGACAATGTCAGCAGCGTCCAGATCGCCGGTTGCCAGCGCCACAGTGCCCTGCGCGATACGCAGAACGCCGTGAAGCTGATGCGCCGGACTCATCTCCTGCGGGGAAGCCTCGAAGTTCGAGACAAGGGTGCTATTCTTGGTGCCCATGATCTCTACTCCTTACTCGTTGCAAGCGATTTCGACGACTTTGGCTTCTTCCATGCGGGTCGCGCCAATGCTCATGCAGTAGTAGACCTGCGTTGCATAGGACTTGTCCGCACGCTCGTCGATACGGGCGACCGGCTCTTTGCCGACAGCCAGCTTGAGACCGTCCATCGCCCAAGCAATCACACGACGATCATTGCCACCGTCCGTGGTGAGCGGCAGGCGGTTGGTCGTGATGAACTTGAAGCCGACGTAGGTATCAATCTCGCCCTTCACGAGGGCGCGCACCGTGTTGTAGTCCGCCGACGTAACCTCGGTGTCGCCAAGAAGATCAGTGATCTGCTTGGGCGAAACCGCGATGTAGCGGGGGATCGACGGGTCAACGTCACCGGCATCGAGCTTCTCCTTGGCTTGGATCAGCTTCGCCAGCGTGAGGCCAGTACCGCCGACGGCGATCTGGTTGGCAGCGAGGAACGAGGTCGTGGTCGAACCGTCCTTGCCGGTCTTCGCCGAGCCGAGAGCCGCCGAGATGATGACATCATCCATAGCGCGCCCCATAGCAGCGGCAGCCGCACGCGAATAGGTCGAGGTCGGGTCGATGAGCATCCGCACCTTGTCCTGATCGTCGATCAGATCGGCGTACTCATAGTCCGACAGCGTGACCATGCGGCGCGAGTGGGGCGTATCGACAATCGGAGTATCCGCATGACGCGATGTCCGCAGCACGGCAGCCGCCGACCCAACTTGATCGAAGAACGCTTTCTCGCCATTCACAGTCTCGACATCAACAGCATTGCGCAGCAGAGAACCCATCTGCTGAGAAAGCATCTGCACGTTGGCCGAGAACTGATTGACAAACGCGGTAGTGATTTGCGTCGACATTTCAGTCTCCTACAGAGGTTTTCAGGGTTACTCGCCGTGGTTGTCCGAGACCGGGCCGTGGCTGCGGCTTAGGGCCGCTACTCCACCTGTGAGACAGGCTTGCCAAGAACGAGGGCGCATCCGCTTATCCCGCACTTGGTGTCTTATACTCCCAAAGCCGCGCGACTTCAGCAACAATTTTGTCGTGGGCCGGGTGATACTTGTCCATGTAGGCCGGTTCCCGCATCAGAATGTTGATTTGCGCAGAAGCCTCGGCTGGCGTCATAACGGTTTCAGTCGTCGCGCCCTCTAGCTGATCCTCAGCAATGTTGTCCGCCAGCTTCGCGAACATCTTCACGACTTCGGGGTGATCGCCCAACATGCGCCCGTCAGCGAGCTGGATCTCATCGAAGATCTCGGTACCGCCGAGCAACGTAATCGCGGCACGCTGCGCACGCTCCAGCTTCTGCTCGAACGCAAGCCCGAACTCCTGCCGCAGCGACTGCTCCGCGTCGAACCGCGCCTGCTCAGACTGTTCACGGAACCGTTGTTGCCCCGCCGCCACCGTCTCGTCGTAGAGCGATGCCACCGCCTGCAACTGTTTGTTGTTCAGCCCGGCCTCGACACCACGTTTGCGCAGGGCTTCGATGTGCTCTTTTTGCAACGCCGGAGCATTGATCTGGTATGCGTTCGGATCTGTCGGAGCACCCAGCCGCTGGAACACGGAACGCCACTCGTCATCCGTCGCCGACTTGCCGGGAAGCGGGATCTTCTCCGCACCGATCATCCGTTGAGCGTGCACATAGCTCTTCGCCAGTGACGCATGGTCCGTAAAATTCCGCAGCGACGGTTCCGCACGCAGATCTTCCGGCAGGCTGTCGAGAAAGCTGACCGGGGCTGAGGTCGCTACTGCGCCCTGAGACCCCGCGTCAACCGGGGTTGCCTCTTCACTCATTTGGTTGTCCTAACCTTTTCGCGCTCCTCGACGAGCATCCCGGCAATGAGAAGGTACGCATAACGCTGCCCTTCGAGAAACGCTGATTCATTTGGATCGCCGGGGACGTGGGTTGTCTGCTCAAAGCGAAGCCGCTTCCGCAGATCCGCGATCACACGCTGTCCGTCATCAGTGCCGAACGTGCGGCGATACGCCAGTTTCAGTGCCTCAATTTCTGTCATCGAACCGCCTTGATAAGGGGCGCAACACTGCCCGCAGCTTCCGCCGTCTGCATCGCTTGTTGCATCTGAGCTTGCTGGGCCTGCGCCTCAGCTTGTTGCCGACGAAGGTCCGCTACCTGATCGTCGCTGCGGAGAACCGTGGCCGGGATACCTGTCGTCTCAGCGATGTAGCGCACCAGACCATCCGGGTCGATGAAGTCCGTCACCGGGGCGACCTGACCAACTTGCAGCATCACCTCCATGCCACGCATCACGGACTGCAAATCGGTCAGCTTCTGCGCCTTGGCAAGGGGCGACACATACTCGATGTCGATGTCCTGACCCTGCAACTCCTCCGGCGCGGGCGGCAACATGTTCTGACGCAGCATCAGCGCGAAGACCCGTGCAATCACCGGCTGCAACAGCTCCGCCTGCAAGCGGCCCAGCACAGGCCCGAGCAGACGCATCTTCTCTTCGTTGCGCTGCAAAACCTCCGTCGCCGTCATCGCAGGCCCGGTCGAAAGAAGAAGCTGATCGACATAGAACGCCTGCCGGATCGCGGCCCGACGCTGTTCTTCCATGTTCAGCCCGAGCGCATTGTTCGCGCCGATGTTCAGCGGCTCCATCCGATCCCGCGTGCCAGCCCGATAGAAGTTCAGCGAACCCGGCGTCGTCCTGATCGGCAGGATGAACCCGTCATCCGGCACCATCAGCGGCGGGTCGATCTGCTTCTGCGCAGCACGGATCGTCACCTCCGACATCTTGTTGACCATCTTCACGTCAGGCAGCGCCGTCATCGCCGGTGAACGCCCGTAGGTCGATACGCTATCCTTCACGAAACGCGGCACCTGAAACGGGAACTCGTCATACCCGCCCTCGCTCAAGAGCGCCTTCGTGGCCGCATGGTAGTAGATCGAGGCAAACGGCTTGTTGCGCGCCGAACGACCAGTCCGCCCCTCACGCGGGACCACAACATGGATGATCTCATGCTCGTTATACGGGTCGTTCTTCAAATCCTTCGCCATCGCCTGCGGCAAGTTGTCCTCGCCGAACCGCATCGCCGCAGCCCGCGCCGACATCTTGAACCGCCGATAGACTGTATCAACCCGCCCCTCGGCATCCTCGGAGATGCAGATCTCGGCGATGTGCCTGCATGAGAAACGCACGCCAACCTGTTGATCTTCCTCGCAATACAGCGCGCCCGTGCCGAACACGACCAGATCGT